CTTCGCGAAGCCCTTAGTGCTCGGGATGATGCTGACGTAGGCGGTGCCCACAGATACAGCCACTAGACAGCCCTCCGCACTTTCGTCGCGAGCAGCTGACGCTGCTCAGGTGTGAGTCGTTTCGGTGGCGCCTTGACCTCACCGGGACGTGGGAACGCGTCCGGGATCGGGACAGGCTTCTGGGAGTTGACCTGGCGTAGCGTCCACGTCAGCACGGAGACGGCGTCGATCAGGTGCGCCATCAGGTGTTGATCGGTGGACCATTGCCGCGGGATACCCGAATCGGTACCGGTGTCCTCGGGGATCTGCGGTGCCAGTTTCGACATGGTCGCCGATTCCGGTGGCAGCCCGGCGACCAATACCCCGGCCTTACGCAGAGTCATCGCACCGGTGAGGACATCGGTGAGGTCGAGTCGGTAGTAGCGGTGGAAGTCGGCCTCGGCTTCCGCCCAGCAGTCGATCAGCAGGGCTACGAGGCCGGAGATTCCCCCTGCGCGACCACCAACACTCCCATCAGGTCGGCGATGTCGTCCGCGTCGGTATTGTCCGACGCTGCCAGCACGTCCGTCTGCTCCGGTCCGAGGATGGCCTCGATCATCCCGGCGAGATCGTCGCGACGTGCTGCCAGCTGGTAGCGGAAGACCCACACGTGCGGCGGCGGGACCTCGAAGGTGAGATCCCGCCACTGCACCGTGGTCGGCGCCGGCCTGTCTGCCAGTGCCTCCTCGACTGCTTTGACCATCAGCTAGTGAGATCGTTGTCGAACAGCTTGTTGACAGCGGCAGTCAGGGTCGTGTCGTACAGCGCCGTGATGGTGACCTCGAACTTGCTCGCGTCGCCGGACTGCTCGACGACCGCGCCACGATCGGTCACGATGCCACGCGGGATGACGTAGGTCGTGATCGAATCGTCGCTGGAGTCAATGCAGGAGATGACGAAGCTCTGAGCGGTCGAGTCCGGCTGACCGATCAGCGCGTTCGACTGGTCGCCGATCTGGCTCGTGACGGTAGTGCCGTAATAGATCTCCTGGACTGTCTGCGCATCCGCTTCCAGGAAGGTCAACTTGAATGTCACGCTGTTCTCGGTGTTGAACGCGCGCAGCGGCTGACCCTGCCAGTTGCGCACCACGTCCGAGGAGACGCTGAACGCGACTTCGAGGCCGTCCTGAGAGATCTCGCCGCAATCCGTGAACGCCGGATCGAGCGAAGCGACCTCGGACGCTTTCGTCGGCAGAGTCGTGCCGTACACGGCGACGTGGCAGGTGCCATTCGTCGCCACGTTCACATTGGTTGCACCCATGAGGGAGTAACTCCAATCTGGGGATGAGACCCCGTCAGGATGTGCCGGCTGAAGGTTTCAGCAGGACAGTGAAGGTGAGCAGCACACGAGGCGTGTCGCTCAGTTCGTCGGGAAGGAATGACGCAGTGTCCTCGTCGACATCGCAGATCCCCGCAGCGGTGTCGGGAAGCATCCGCACGATCTCGCGGATCGTCCCGGCCAACGTCCACGCGGGAACCTGGGAGGAGTTGGGTTCACCGGACCAGCACTCGACGTCAATCGCTGCGGTGTCCAGGACGCCATCATTCGATCCGCCGACGCGCTGCACCACGACGAACTCGTCCGGTCGGTTGGTCGGTACGGCGGGGACGACGGTCCCGGCCCACTGCGCGGAGATGCCGTCGATGACTGTCTGGGTGGCGTCGAGCCAGACGCGCGACGATCGGAAGCTCATGCGCCACCACCGGCATTAGCCATGAATGCGGCGCGGCGTTTCGCGTTAGCCTTCGCGATCCTGGCGGCGCGCCGTGCCGGTGCGTTGGCTTTGCGCTTCGCGGCGGCCTTGACACGTCGCTCCTCTTTCGCCGCTGCACGTGCCTCCGGCGCCGGGTCAGGTACGGCACGGCGTAAAGCTTCCCGTCCGGCCTTGAGCCCAGCAGGGTTCGGGTGCTGCACGATCACGACGCCGCGGAACCGCTTGGGCTTGCGCGGGATGCCTTTATTCTTGCCGGACTTCGCTGGCTTGCCGTCGGTCGTGTCGAACTCGACGCGCATCGCGGCCACACGTTCGCGGCCCTTCGACCACACTCCACCGGGTTGCGCCACAGTCCACGGAAGCGACTTCGTTTCAGCGGCAGACGCGGCGTGACGGGCCAAGGATTCGGTGGTGGATCGGATGACGTCCTGAGTCCCCGGCAGCATGAGTAGCTCGGCTATCCCGCCGTAGTCCGGCTCGAACTTCTTAACCTTCACCCTGTCACCACCCGTAACGTCGCCTCGTAATGGTGGATCGCAGACCCGGCGTAGACAGGCCACGGAGGCCCCTCGACCTCGTAGGTAGACGGTCCGTCGACGATCCGGTTAGAGGCGCTCACGGTGGCGCTATTGGTCAGCAGCAGCCATTGGGAGACCGAGGCATCCCGACCGCGTGACTGGTCCTCCGCGCGGGACTGCTGGTCGACCCGTCCGGTGATTGTTGAGGACGACCAGGCGCTCGGCACGGTCGCGCCGTACGCGTCAGTCGTCGTGGTCTGGGTCTGCAATGTCAGTGTGCGTAGGAGGCTTGCGGGGATTCCCATACTCTCGCCTCCTCGACTAGTTGAGCCATCTGGTCCGGCTTGGAACGTGCATCGCGGTAACGCTTGTCGAGCACGCGATTGTTATCCGACGGTCGTCGGCAGTTGACCGCCTCGGGATGCCACAGGTGGACCAGCGGACAGATCCGTCTCGGGTTGACTTCGTTGCCGGTGAGGCATCGCAGCGCCAGGCCGAACGCGTGGTCCTCCCCGCCCCATCCTCGGAACCTCGGATCGAACCCGCCAACCAGATCCCACGTCTCTCGCGTCACGATCACGATCCCGCCACCGGGGAGCGCGGGGTACGCGGAGCGTTCCAGCCGTTGCCGGCCAGGCATCCCGCGGATGAGACGGTCAGACGAGTCCCGGTCGAGACGTTTGACGACCGAGTGCGGCATCGCCCAGCCGCGGACCCTGGCCTGACCGATCGCGCGGTCCAGATGGTCACCCGCGACGAACGAATCCGCGTCCGCCAGGATCAGGATCTCGCCTGTGGTCTGGTTGGCTACGGGATTGACCGCGGCACCTTTCGACCATTCCTCGGTCGGACATTGCGCGAGATGCACCCGGTAGCCCTGGGATTCGTACAGCTCCGCGACGTACTCGCGTGCACGGACTCGGATCGGATCATCGGCGAGCCCGTGGCCGATGACGACGTCCGTCATGGTGCCGGGTCGAAGATCAGTTGCGGATCGGTGTCCGGTTCGGCAGACCAGAACCACTCGCGGAACACTCCCACGAGCGCGGACTCGCCTTGCGCCTCGTACAGGTCCGCGTACTGGCGCCAATGCGCCCCAGCAGACTCCGGCAGGTCAGTCTTACGTAGCGCCTCAGCGCCTTGTACGGCCTTCCTGACGAACTGGTCCGGTGACCTGTAAGGGAAGTGACGGGCCACCAGAATACGTCGGGCAGTGCGGCCCTTGAACCGGCCATAGTCCGCGCCGTGATTGCCCATATGAATCGTCAGCCGCTCATCGGTGCGGCAGGCAACCTTAGGCAGCTGACCCGGCGCGCGGAACCGCCAACCCATCGTGGCAACAGGGTTGAACGCTGACGGGTCGATCGCGGTAGGAATGTGGTTATACAGCTCGCACTCGGCGATCGAGTACCGGTCCAGGTCGTCGAGGCACTCGGAGATCGTGTCGAAGTGCGGCGAATACCAGTATTCGTCGGCGTCCGCCGGCACGACCCAGTCGGCACCCATCTCGCGGGCTCGGGTCGCAAGCGCGGTCATCTTCAGCGACTGGTGGTAGGCCGGGTCATCGTCGACGAGGAGCGTCACGTCGAGGCTCTCCAGAATGTCGTACGTACCGTCGGTCGAGAGATTGTCGGAGACGATGACGTGGTCACATTGGCGCATCAGATTGGTGACGGTCGCCTCGATGATGTCGGCCTCGTCGCGGACCATCATGATCCCGAACGTCGTCACCGGCGACCCCAACCATGAATGACCGGGTGTACCAGATCCCGGACAGGGACGACCGGCGCGTGCTGGTCGAATACGAGGAGGTTCTGCCGATACCACGGCTCGACCCGGTCGTCATCCCATATCTGCCCGCGGACCTCGTCGATACAGCCGTAGCCGTGAGCGGCGAATAGGTCGACCCAGTAGGTCGGCCACTGGCAGTTGACGTGTCCCGCGCCGGACTGGTGAGGAATAGCCGCGGAGAACACGACCACGTCAGCCAGTCGGCACAGGTCGGCGACGAATCCCTCGGCCCGGTGCGGGAGGAGATGTTCGGCGACTTCCAGGCAGATCGCAAGGTCGAACCTGCGCCCGAGGTCGAACGGCTTCGCCAGGTCCACGGGTTGGAACGGGATCATCCGCTCGGTGACATACTCCCCGTCAATGCCGAGCACGTCGATGCCGTGACGGGCGAACTCGGCGCCCCACCATCCCCGGCCACACCCGACGTCGATCACGGTGTCACCGTTGAAGTTCAGCAGCGGCACGACGACAGCGGCAGACGACTGCGACCCGTCAGAGATCGTGTCGTAGAACCGCCGATCGTACCTAGTAGCCATTGCCCACCCTCTGCTCGCCGATGTGTTCCACCCATTCCCCGGACTCGCGCGAGCCCCAATATCCTGCGCGCGCGTTCGGCTCGGACCGGTACAGGTTGACCGCGAACCGGCCCTCACTGTTCCGGCCTTTCGGCCAGTCATGGGAGGCGATGAAAGAGTGCCGGACTAGGTGCGTGTTCGTCGTCCAGAACGCGCGATGCTCCAGCCACTGCGCCTCCGGGTCGGCGGCTGGCGCGTACCATTCCGGATGCGCCTCAACTACCCCGCCGGCGGCGCGCTCCTCGGCGTTCCACGCCTGACGTCGTAGCGCCATCTGCACAAGGTACGGATTACGCCTGAGCACCCCGGCCATATCGGCCAGGTTTACCGGACGGGTAAATACGAAGTCGTCCTCGCTCGACAGCACGTACGGGTTACGGTCGTGGTCACGGACCCACTTCCACATTGACCGATAGGCGCCGGCGAACCCTGACCGGTGATCGGTGGAGTGAATCGTCCACCGGTCCCCGAACGTGTCCCAGAGCCACTCGGTGTAGTCGACATCCCCGGAGTCGTCGTGGATCATCCGTACCGAGATCGGGCCGGAGAGATTGGTCATGGACTCGATCGACCGGGTCAGGCAGTCGCGCCGGCCGTCCGTCATCACGACCAGCGTGATCACGCGGCAGCCTTGATCTGCGCCATCAGTTGGCGAGGGTTGCGCACGGACTGGTTACGCGAGTGCGGAGTGACCCACGCGCGGTAGACCGCGTCGGGTACGTGCTCGATCACTGCACCTGACCTCGTCGCCCGCAGGTACAGGCACCAGTCTTCGTACGCCGGCCAGTCCTTGAACCCGCCAAGGTCGAGGAACAGTTCGCGGCGGATCGCGGTCCCGATGACGCAAGGATTCATGGTCTCGATGTTCCGGTCCGCCAGTGTTCGCGGAGCGGTCTCGGAATGGTCGGTCACCCAACTGACAGCGGGTGCCCGCAGATCCCCGGAGGCGGCGAGGATGGCGTCCACGTAGCCGGGTGCGAGCTCGTCGTCAGCGTCGAGCATCACGAGCCATTCACCGGTGGCCTTGTCGGCTCCCCGGTTACGGGCCTCGTGCAACGTCTCCGCGTGAGTGTGGACGATCTCGGAAGCCTGACCGAGTGCGGACGGTAACGCCCGCGTCATCGCGAGATCCTTCCACGAGGAGTCCCCGAACGTCGAGATGCATATCGTCACGTCCATAGGACACGTCGCGCCCGGAACCTGCCAGCCGAGGCGCGCATCCGTTCCTGTTGCGCCCGGTAGGAGTCGTCCCACTCGGCCTTGCCCCACATCGGGTGAAGGTGGGTGACCATCGCGTCCGGCGCGTGAGCGTAGGCGCCGCGTTGACGTGCCGTGCCAACGCACTCATCATCGACGAACTCGTGGGCGTAGCCCTCGTAGAGCGGTCCGGGTTCGCCGTTGATTGTCGGACGTCCCGCGTACTCTCGGGTCATCAGAGTGTGCGTCGAGTGGCCCTTCGCCGTTCTGGGATTCCCTCCGTCGTTGGTGCCGACGACCTGGACCACGGCGGACAGCTTCGCGGTCGCGGCCTCGAACCATCCGGGTTGCGGCGCGATGTCGCACGCGCCCATCAGGATCAGCGGGTCGCAGGTCGCCCTTACCCCGCTGTTGATCTTGTGCGCGTAATCCCCGGAAGCCCTGGGACGGAACGTCATCACGTCCGCCTTACGCCCGGTCAGGTCGGCGAGGACTTCATCATCGCCGTCGGTGCAGAGCCAGAGCACGTGAGCGCCCGGCGTGGACTTCTGTACCGACTCCAGTAGCGGTCCGATCGTGTGCGCCCGGCCCAGCATCGGGACGAGGATCAGCAGATCCGTGTAGGACCAGATCACAGGACCGAGGTCATGGTTGAGATGTGCGGACGGTAGCGGTGAGCGATCTTAACCTCATCCGGTGTCATGGACGCGGCGAACGATGCCGTCCCCAGTCCAGTCCGGTACGAGTAGGCCCCGATCGTCTCGCCAGTTACTCCAGCCGGAGCGGGTGACGAGATCGCACGAGCGGCCATCGAGGCGACAGCCCAGCGGACATCCTCGGGGACGGTGGTGAATCCGTGGTCCCATGTGACCTCGACCGTGTCGGTTCGGCACAGGTTCGGACCGTTGATAACCCACGCCTGGTCGTCGACGGAGATCGTCGAGATCCCGTCGAACAGCCACCCGACCAGAGCAGTACCGGACATCCCGTCGCTGTTCACGGCCTTGACCGATGTCACCTCGGTAACGGGTCTCTTCGGCAGGCTCACGGTCGCACCGGTCACCCGGAGGACGACGGTCGAGGTCTCAGCAGTGAAATCGCAGAGAGCCTCGGCGCGGAACTTGGCGCTAGCCTGCGCGAGCATCGCAGCGGCCTGCGACTCATTCAGCCCGGTCGAGTCCAGGCCGAGGAGGTCGGCGACGTCGTCTACAGATGCGAGGTCGGTCATGCTGCCAGACCTGCCGCCTGCGCGTGAGCGAGCATCCGCGCATCGGACAACGCGGTGCCGTAGTAGGCAGCGAACGACTGCCGCCCCACATAGCTGTAGCCGCCGCTGGACTGGAGCAAGTGACACCCGAACCACACGCGATAACTGGTATCAGCCATGGCGACCTCCTCTCAGATGGGTGGAGCACCGGCCCGCGGCGAGCCATGACGTTCGCCGCGGGCCGATGTCGATCAGGTGCCTGGCGTCAG